CTTGCTTCTTGGCCTGTTATCTGCGTATGGCTTACCTCAATGGGTATATGCACCATGGCCTTCAACTTGAATGGTTTTAACTTTAACCAGTCTGTTGTTGATTCATCAGGAAAGGTTGTCCCTACTTGGGGTGATGTACTCAACCGTGCAAACCTTGGTATGGAAGTAATGCATGAGCGTAATGCTCATAACTTCCCACTTGATTTAGCCTCAACTGAATCAACTTCTGTAGCTCTTTTAGCTCCAACTATAGGCTAAAAGAATATACAATTTGATATGCCTCTCTTAACGAGAGGCTTTTTTTTTGGTAATCTTTTAATACAATAAATATAAATACAGATTAAAAATGAATAAAGAAGACGTTAAAAACATGATTGATAGGTCTATTGAAATTGCAATGGACAAGCATAATAAAACTGCAACATTAATTAGTGCCATTCTTGGCTTCTTTTGCTTAGCTGCTTTTGTTGACGGTTTATTCAGAATCCTTGGGAGAATTCCTCCTTTTCTTGGGTTAGATGTAAATATTATTCCTAGCCTTGTAGGGCAATGACTGAGTTTACATATACTTTTGCGTGGACATATCTAACTGCTTTTTTAATAGTTCTAGTTATACAGGCTTTAAGAGATGATGATTAAATAACTGTCTAATTAGGTACTTATATCTATTTGTTTAATGTTAGATTCAAAAGAATAATAAGTATTTAAAATGATTAAATCATTTCTTAGCGTAGCTGCAGTAAGTACTCTTGCAGTTCCTTCTGCTTTTGCTGGTGTATATGTCAACGTTGAAAACAATGGATCATTCAGCGGAAAAGATTTTACTTCAGCGACTACAGATTTTCATGTGGGCTACGAAGGTGAGGTTGGTGCTCTTGGCTACTACATTCAAGGAGGACCAGCTTTGGTTCGCCCTGACGGTGCTGACGGTGATACAAGGATCTCTGGTAAAGTTGGCGGCAGTTTCGCAGCAACTGAAAAGCTTGGTGTTTATGGCGAGTTTTCACTTTTAACAGCTGATTCTGATACTGATAATGACAACAGCTACGGAACTAAAGTAGGCGTTAAGTATTCCTTCTAAGTTTTTAAATTACAATTTTTAAACCCTTGTAAATACAGGGGTTTTTTAATGGACAAAAATATTAGTAGGGATAACTACCTAGTTCTTAACAAAACTTAATGTATTATATAAGTAATCGAATTATTATTTCCATGTCTTCTAAAGGTACAGCTAAAGCAATTGCTATTGACGTAGAAGAGCAAAAAGCTTATGCAGAGCGTGTTAATGGCTGGGCAGCAATGCTCGGAATAGTTGCAGCTTTAGGTGCATATGCAACTACTGGACAAATCATCCCTGGTATTTTTTAAATGGATTCTCATATAATTACTGAATATGGTAAGCAAAACATCTTTGCAAAAGAAGTTAAGCCTTACATAGATGAAGATTATAAAGGATACGGCATAGAAGCTGAGAAGTCTAATGGCCGTTGGGCAATGATTGGCATTGTTGCAGCTTTAGGGTCTTATGTCATAACTGGGCAAATCATTCCTGGAATCTGGTAGAACTAGATACAAAAAGACCCAGTAACATTAAGCTACTGGGTTTTCTTTTGTAAATTTAAATAGCAATTAAACCTTTTTCTTTTAGTTTTGTTCTTACATTCCCTATATTGTATTTGAAGCTATCTCTAGATCTTGTCTTGGGAAAAGCTGCGTAGTCAGGTCCAAGTTTTAGAGTTCCATCGTCACGCCACTTAAAGAGAGTTGCTTTGTCGATATCTAAAATTTGCGTAGCTCTCCTTACGGAAACCCATCCAGTGTTAGCTTTGGTAGACATAGTTAAGAAATGCAAACACTGTTACAGTATACGAACTGAGTTAACTGTCAACAGTCTTAACTATTTTTTTATGTCAGAAAGTACGTATAGGACAACTTAAAATTAGATAACAGCAATTTTGAGTATGTTTCAAAATGAACAGGAACCACTTTCCCTGCTCATCGAAATTACTCCAAAGCTAGCGAAAAAACGATATCGACAATCAATATATGAAGCTTGGAATCATCAATGTGGATATTGTGGAGAAAAAGCTACCTCTCTAGATCATATAATTCCGAGATTTAGATCAGGTTCTAGTAATAGAAATAATCTTATTCCTGCTTGCCGTACATGTAATGCGGATAAGGGAAGTTGTAATATGGAGGAATGGTATACCGACCAGAATTTTTATAGTGATTTAAGGCTACTTAAGATTAAAGACTGGATGAAAGAATCGTTTAATATTTTATTTTATAATGAATTAGAGTTACTAAAGTTTAATTAGATAAATGAGTGTATTAAGGGCTGACGGTAGTGGTAATCTTAGTTATCATGGAGGCGAAAAATATGGTCAGCAATTTTTTGATAATAGTAATAATGCTTATAAACAGTATAAAAAAACAGCTGACAAAATAAAAGGAGAAGATACTACTGATTCAATTTCTTTACACTGGGATGGAAATAAAGATAAATGGAAAGGATCTAATGAAGAAACTGGTTTTTCTACGTTGGATAATTATAAGCCAGAGCATAGAAATATTTTTGAGAAAAAAAATGAGTCAGCTGGTAATGCAGGTATATTTTATTTAGTTGCTAGAGAGTCAGGAGCTAGTAAATACCATAGTGAGCCTGATGGTGATTACAGGACTTATAAAACAGAGATAGGTTTTACTAAAACAAAACCTACTTTTGCTAACTCTAATAAGGGAATATGGATGGAAGTTAATACTTTATCTGGTTCCCATTCTCTAGGAGATAGAAATGGCTGGCATAATTTACAAAAGGATTGGAAGAAGTTAGCAGAAAGACATTTAATGGGACTAGATGATGAGAACGATTGCTGTGTACCTAGACCAGGTGCAGAATGGATTAGTAGTTATAAGGATATTAAATACAGAAAAAGAAATAGATCGATAGGAGATATAAGAGATTTAGCTAGAAGTGGAATGCGAGTGGAATATGGCAATAGATCAGGTCAATTACAATGGGGAGCCATAATGAATTTAGATACAGGTAGAAGAGAAGGTTTATGGCCTAAAACTGGATTCAGTAGAGTTAAGAGAAATATAACCGACGCGTCTGGTTGGACTAGAAGTTCAGCACGAGACAGTGTGATGGGCAGAACGTATATGAAAGGAGTAGAAGATCAAGTAAATGCAGGATTTAATGTACATAAAAATAAAATAGCAGAAAATATAAGTGATAAAAATAAAAAATTAAATAAAGAAAACACTGCAAAAAACAATCTATATGACAAAGTAAAAACCAATCTGACTAATGCAACTAAAGGTGGAGATTATGTTAAGCAAAGGGATAAACTAACAAAAGATGACTTAGTAGCAGCTGGTATATCTAATAAGGTGGCAAATAAAATTTTAAATAAAGTAAAAAATGTATATAAGGATTATTACAGAGATCAACATCTACATAAATGGGATAATTCTTTAGGAGCTAAACCTGAATATGGAAGTTTTAATGCTAGTTATTATTCTGATAATAACGCTGTAGCTAGAGATAAATATAACGAAGCTGTTGCTAATGATGATATAGATTTAACAGAAGGTTATGGAAGAAATAACTATATGTGGTGGCATTACACCACAGTAGGTAAAGATGCTGGAGCAAGAGGAAATGAAGCTGAAGTATTAAATATGGCTTCAGAGTATTTAGAAGAAGCACCAGATATACAAGAAGGTGGATGGGAAAATCAAACAGATGCTGATGTTATGGCAGTTAGAGATAAACAACTAGGAATTGTAGATGAAGATATTGATATGGTTAATGATGTACCTGAAATTAAAGCAGCATGGGAAGAAGCAAAGGCTGCTAGAGCAGCTGGAGATCAAGATAATTATTGGGTTAATTTAGCTGGTAAAAATTATTTAAAAGTAACTGAACCAGAGCAGTTTGCTTACTTATATAAGATTTCTGCTAGGGATAATGAGGAACATAAGAAAGTTATGGATAGTTTAATAGGTACTGGAGCAGGAATTACCGATCTAGAAGATAGAATTACTGAATCTGTTGGTACACAAAATTTATTAAATGTCGAAAGATTTGGTGCTTTAAATCAAAATATTTTAAAAGAAACTATAAACGAAATTAAAAGAGCCAAAGTTAAAGAACAAGAAATGGCAATGTTTAGAAATTTTGGTCAATTTAATGAAGTATTAAATATTAATGAAACTTTAAGTAATTCAATACTTGGAGATAGTGGTATAGGAGGTTATTTAGCAATTACTGGAGATGATGATTTTGATCAAGATAAATTAGAAAGAAAACTTAGTGGTATAACTGGAGTTAATAACAATGTTGTTCATAATTGGGAGAAATGGTTCGATGAAAAAATACAACAAAAATATAATGATGATATTGAGTTAGGTTATACAGTAGATGATGCAGAACGAAATATAGCAATACAAAAAGAGTTTGCTGAAGATTATGTTAATAGCTATTTAAAACCTAGATTTGATGAATCTAGATCCATGAGTGAATTTGTTGAATATTTAGATGTAAGACAAGAAGAACAAAACCCGTTTCAAACACAAGATATTCTTAATGCTGTACAACAAGTAGGACAAAGTCATGCCGATTCTTATTTAGATCAGTTAAGATTAGCATCTGATAAAGATTTTGATTCTACTTTTTATACAGATCCCACTGGAAAAGCAGGGCTGAATGAAGCTAGAGAAGCTGATTACACTAGACAAAGAGATATGGTTGCAGCAGATTGGAATAACGCGAAAAATAATCCAGATGAATTAGTTGATCCATTAAACCCAGGTTTAGGAACTTGGCGAGAACAAGCATATCGATTTGGAACTGATGTAACTAATGCAGATCAATTTGCGAGATTACATTATCAAATAAAAGGACAACATGGAAACTATAAATTTGATGGCGCAGAAGATATTATGAGTCCTGGAAAGGTTAAAGATTATATCTATACGACAATTTTCCCTGCTTTACAAAATGAAGTAAAAAGACAACCGCATGTATTTGGACAGTTTATACGTCCAGAAGAGTTTGCAGATGACGTATTAGAAGGTATAGATCCTAATGTCCCAGATTCTTGGGAATCTGCTCTTACAGGTTCTGATGGAAAGAGTCTTATTGAAGGATTTACAGGTAGTTTTGATGAATTAAAACAATATATTGTAGATGGAATGAGTGGTAATTCTGCTCTTGATATGAGACAATCTATTAAATATTTAAATGAGAAAAAAGAAAGACCTACTCAAGAACTATTAGGTATAGATTACATTCAAAGGGATGAAGATTATAATCCAGCTGATACGTTAAAAGGAGATACACAACTATATAAAATTTTTCAAGGTGCTGGATATGAGGGAACAGAAGATGACTTCTATGATAAAGTTTTTCCTGATTTAGATCCAAGTAGTCAGGAGTTACTTTCTCAAGCCGGTTCTAAAGACGGTAAGATAACTTTAGGTTCATGGGATGCTAGCGATCCATATGCAGCATTAGGTAGTGTAGATAAACTACTAGGTGATGATTTTGGTAGTTCTACTAAGAAAAGTACTACAGATAAGGAAGATAAAAAGTCTAGTGTATTTAATTTTGATCCATTTGCTGATGATGATGAAGATGATGACTATAAGAGTACTAAAGGCCAAGAAATCTTGAGTGACTTCACGAAAGGCTTTAAATTCTTTTAATTTAAGTAGTAAAATTAGTACACAAAGTAATAAAATTATGTATTATTATTAATGAATAGTTATAACTTTTATGACAGATTTTTCGAAAGCTGTTACATTAATTCAGAAATATGAAGGCTACAATGAAAAAGCTTACGAAGATCCGTCCACGGGAAAAGAACCTTATACTTTTGGTTATGGCACTCAGTATTACCCTGATGGGAGCCCTGTAAAACAAGGCCATAGATGTACTAGAGAAAAGGCTTTAGAGTATCTGTTTCATGAAGTTAATTTAATTGATGAAGAGTTAAATAAATTAAATTTAGGTCTAGACCATGGTATGAAACAAGGGTTGATTTCATTTATACATTCTGTAGGATGGGAACCTTTTTTATATAGTGAAATAGTAGATCTTATAGACAATGAGGAATTCTATAAAGCTGCTGAGCAAATTAATCAATGGATATTTGATTATGAGCATAAAGCAATTGGTCATTTACTTGATAGAAGAAAAGAAGAAGTAAATTTATTTCTTAGTGAGATAAATAGTTCTGATGAACTACCAACTGGAATTTTACTAACTGCGTTTCGTAATTATGATGGATCTCCTGTACAGACAGAAGCTATTAACCAGTTAGAAAGTAAAATTAGTTCTTATTTACTTGCTAAATTTATAAATAACTTTGAAATCAAGAACCAAGACTTAAAATCAACAGTCTTGTCTTTAGAAGAATATTATATAGTCAGAGATAAATATGATTACATATTTGACAGATAGGCGTAGAATAGCCATATAAGTAATAAAATTTAATGGATAAACCAGTTGAGCCTAAATCTTTTCAACTGCCATTAGAGCTTCAATTTTCCATGCGTAAAGCTGAGCTGCATGCAAAGGAGATGACATGGGATCAATTACAATTAGCTTTATTACGCTTATATCATCAGAGACTCATGGAGTGGCATGCTCTTAAATCTTTGATGGCTGATGAGAATGTAAATATAGACTTTGATGTTCCTACTGATATTGAGCTAACTCAATTAGGAGTAAGACATTCAGAAGAATTTGAAGATGATCTTGAGGATGACGAAGATAACGAAGACTTTTTAACCGCCTAGTTTTATTAATCTATCTAAATACCATCTAGCTTTCTTTAAGGATTGTACTCCACCTTTTTTGTGCTCACGCCATAGATATTTAGCAATATTTCCTTTTAAATAACCACGGAATTCTTGTTGGTTTAATTGAGCTTCTATAGCGTCAATGCATTCTATTGAACCACTTGCATAATGTGCGGGTTTATTTACTTCATCAAAAGCTTTAAATATATGAGTTTTTAATGCTTCAGTTAAGGGAGAGTCACCAATCTCAATAGCTTTTTCATGTAAAGGAAGTGATGGTTCTTCTTTTGTTGCCCAAGGTACAGGACATACTCCATCAGGACAGTCGCTTACTTCTCTTTCATTTTTAGATTCTTCTGGTCCTGCCATACGCATTTTTGGCGATGTTTCATCTATCGGGTCAAACCACGCCGCTTCATTGATTCCATTTTCATTTGCTCCGATGGTACTCCCAATGCTATTACTACTTTCTCCGGTCTTGGACTTGTTCCTGGATACGCTTGAGCTTGTTCCATCGAGGGTATATATCCCGTTAGTCCTCCCCTCGGTTGTCCCTCCGTTGCTAGATTCTTTCTTTCCATCCCTTGTTCGCATAATGCAAGTCCTCTGTTGTATTGATCATACAGGGGAATATCATTATTTTCATTATCAACAGAGCAACCAAAATCTTCTACAGTTGCGTAATGACAATCTAATTCGTCTTTAACGAAATCACCTAAAAAATTACTTTGGGATGAGTATCCAGCCATGGCAATATATGAACCTTGATGTACTGCTTTTACAATATTATCATGGCAAGATTCTATGACCCAACTTACGATCCTCAGAGGGATTCTGGTACTTCAGGTGCTGAAAGATCTGATTTAAATCCTGAGCAAGCATACGATACTGATTTACGTAGAGTAAATCCTGATGAAAGAGAGTCGGTTGATTCTTTAAATGATAAGCAAGATCGTGTTGCAAGATTTATGAAATCAGCTCGTGCAGCTGGTGAGTATAAACAAAGAAGTGGTTTTGCAGAACCTACTGTAAGAGGCAGAACTCCTATAGGTAAAGCAAGTATAGATGGAGTAGAACTACCGAGTCAAAGAACTAGTAATTTTGGTGGTCCAGGTGCAGGAGCTACTGAATATGCTCATAAACCCAAACCTAATTTTGGAAAGCCTTTTGTTTAAACAGAAGCTGTAACTACTTCCTTTGGTTGGTTTTGATACTTTCCTTTTCTATCTTTATAGCTAACCATACAAGATTTCCCACGGAAAAATAATAGTTGTGTTATTCCTTCGTTTGCATAAATCCGATTAAATAATCCTGTTGAATTACTAATTTGTAAGGTTAGATATCCTTCCCAACCTCCTTCTGCTGGTGTGATATTACAATGAATACCTGTTCTTGCGTAGCTTGATTTTCCAGCAGGGACAACAGTTATATCTTCAGGTAATTTTAGTCTTTCATGAGCTACACATAGACAATACCCATAAGGAGGTAAAAGAAAATATTCACCCTTCTCATCTTCTTTTAGTTCACTTTCTTTTAAAATGTCTGTATTAAAATTTTTTGGATCACAATCTCCTCTCGAGGGAGTACCAAATATTAAACATCTTTTAGGAGAAAGACGTATATCATAACCATAGGAACCTAAACCATAACTTAATATCTTTTTTCCTTTCTCTTCTGATACAACCTTGTCAACAAAAGGGGAAATTAATTCACCACCAAGAGATAACGCTTTAATTTCCCAATCTGATAAAATACTCATACATTTCCTATTAGGGTATAGATAATCTAACAAAGAATTTTTCCTTTTTCAGAGTAAATATCTATAAATTTTTCTGTAGAATTTGCTGAATCATTCATAGGCGGGATATACACTAGAAAAGAAGTACAAGTTTTATGTGAACTTACTCCTTCACTAGTATTTTTTAGTAATAAAGGTGCGGTTTTTAAGATACAAATAGGGAAGTCAAAGATTTTTTGTTCATATCTAATCATGTCTGGACAATTAGTAAAATATAAACCTTGTTTTATATCACCTGCTAACCATGAGTTATATAATTTTCTAAACCATACAGCATGAGATGATGTCAAGCTAGGTGAAGATGCACGGGTCATCTTCCACTTCTCATTTTTTTTATCCCAAAAGTATGCTCCACTGGGAGGGAATAAGTATACTTTTCCATACCATTGTTGACAATTTAAACCATCATCAGACGGTGTTAAATAATCAGTTGCTTCTACATATTTATTTGCAACTTTAGAACTTGCTACATCTAAATCTATACCTTCTAATAAGGCATGTGCTGATGCAACTAGATCATAATTAGTTATTAATTCTAGGTCTTCTCTTCTTTTTCTTATGTCATGTATAGCCACTGCTTTAAGGATCTATTGAACAAGGAGCTAAGTCAGGTGCTTCATCTATATAGTTATAATCTATTTCGAAATATCTCATCCCTTCTTTATCATTTATTATGTACCCAGCAAGTTTTTTAGGATCTATTCTTTTTGCTTTATTAAGTATCCGTCTAAAACTTTCTGCTAAATCACCATTATTTTCACTTTCTGATTTCTCTTGAGCAGAATGGAGTTCTTCTAATGTCATGAAGAACATAGATCTTTCTTTATTAGTTGGTTGAAATACCATTACTCCTGGACCTTCTGCGTTCCAAAACTTTAAATACTGCTGACCTAAATCTCCTAGTATGAATTTTATTGTTGTATCTAGCATTTTAGCTTTTGTCTCATCCATTTCTTTTCCAATAATGGAAGCAAGTAATTGTTCTCTTCTGTTCATTTTGCTATCAATCCTTGACGAGTTAATGATTCTACTAGTTTAGGCATTGGTTGATACAAGACAACCATTTTGCCTAAGATGCCTCTTTTCTTTACAAGTTTTCCTTCTCCATCTCTTACTTTATTAAATTCACCTGATCTTATTAAATACTCAGCTACACATCTTAAACGTCGTTTTAGTGGAAGTTCAGCTTTAGGAAATTTTCCACATATAGTATCTGGTTGCATATCTTTAAAAGCTAGACGTAATCTATTAGCTAATGTCATATTTGAATTAACATCTTCCTGTTCATAATTTTTAACATTTTCTAAATATCGTTGTAGACACTTAGTATCAAAAGAACCATCTGGAGGTAGAAAAATACTTACCTGTTTAACTAAAGATTCGGGTAGTAACTTAGTATGGTTTTCTATAGTTATCTCTTCAATTTTTATATTATTAAATCGATGTGAAATCATGTTAGTTTCCCACTACTAGTAGATACATACATAGGAGAAGCCTGTTTTCGATAATCTTGTGACACTAGATCTCTATTTTTTGCAAAAGATTGAACTAATTTATTCCAAGGGATTCTAATTAATGCTTTTCTTCCTGAGTCTGGAGATGCATTTACATAATGAATTCCTTCTACCCAACCTTTACTTGGATTTTTACGTCCAATTGCCATCCAATTTCTTAAAGTTTGATCAGATACTCCAAGTCTTCGTGAACATTCTTCAGTAGAAATATATTCATCTGAGAAGGCTTCAGGGCTTAAGATATCGGTTTCACCTTTTTCATATTTACTATGCCAAATCGAAGACAAAATGTTTTTTATTCCTTTTAGTTCCCATGCAATATCTTCTAGTCCTTTTTTTAATCCATTTGACATAATACCACTCCTATTAATTAGATGCTAATGTGTAAGAAATAATTTGCATCAATGGAAGAACAAGTACCTCCTAGTCAACAACCTATTTCACAACCTGCTCAACCTCAAATTACACCTGAACAACTTGAAGAAATGAAAGCTAGAGCTAGACAACTAGCTATACAACAAACTTTAGCGCAAAACCCAAGAAATTACGCTCCTAATCAACAAATAGTCTATGTAAGAAGAAATCTAACTATTGCTGAAATTGCTTTAGTATTGTTATTAGCTTGTGGATTAGTAACAGGAATTCAATTTAGTTGGAATTTCGTCCGTAATGTTTTACCAAGAATTGAAGTTCAAATAAAATAATTAACAGAATACTAGATCTATAATTATTAGATAAGTGTGTAAGATAGCGGCTTGTGGCAAACCGTCGAATAACCGAATTACAAGAGCAAGCCGGTTTAGATTTAGCCGAAGCTGATCTCTTTAATATAGTACGTATTTCTGAACCAGACCCTGCGTTAAAAAATAAAAAATTAACTATATCTGGAACGAAAGCTTATTTAAATGTATATTATCTTCCTAGAACTGGAGGAACTGTAAGTGGAAGTGTAACTGTACAAGATAATTTAACAGTAGAAGATTTAACTACTACATCAGGTTTAACAGTTACAAATGCTACTACTTTAAGTGGTGTCATTGTACAAAACGATGCAACAGTTACAGGTGACTTTAGTGCTGCAACCATTACAGGTAATGCAATCCGGGGAACAAATATTACAGGACAAATAGTTAGTGGTGTAAATGTTTCTGGTACAACAGTTACTGCGTCTACAGGTACTTTCACTCGTTTAACAGGAGTAACTACAACTGGTACGTCAGCTCAATTTACTTCTATTACAGGTGGAACTATTAGTGGTACGACTATCACTGGTATTACAGTTAGATCTACTACAGGTGTTTTTGGAGAAATAGATACTCCTTCTCTTGGAGTTGGAAACTTAACTGTACAAACAGGATTAGTTGTTTCTGGTACTGCAAATATACAAGATATAAAGACTAGTGGAACAATATCTGGAGTAATAATAACTGGTAGTACAAAAATTCTTTCACCTTTAATAACAGGTGCAACAGTTGTTGGTACAACTACAGTTTCAGGAGTTACAGTTACTGGTACTCACGGTAAATTTACCAATTTAACTGCTACAAATATTACAGGAGCAACAATTGTAAGTGGAGCAGTTGTATCTGGAAACTTTGGAAGATTTGGTGCTGTAACAGGTATTTCCGGAACATTCACTCAAATTCTTTCTGGAGCAATTATTACAGGAGACGCAGGTAGATATACCACTTTAACTGGTATAACTGGAATGTTTACCTCGTTAACAGGAACAGCAATTCATGGTACTAATGCAACTGTTACAAATATTACTGGAACTATTATTCGAGGTTTAACTAAAGTTTCAGGTACCATTGTAACTGGAGATGCTGGACAATATACAGTTTTAACTGGCGGCACTATTCAAGCTACTACAAAACTTTCTGGTACTGTAGTTACTGGTAGTACATCTGTTAGTGCTCCATTGATTACTGGAGCAACAGTTGTAGGTACTACCCTAGTTTCAGGTTTAACAGTTAGTGGTAATACAGGTAAATTTACTAATGCAACAGGTATTAATATTGTTGCTACAACTTTATTATCTGGAACTACAGTTACTGGTACTCATGGAAAGTTTACTAATTTAACTGCTACTAACGTTACGGGTACTACTTTTACAGGAACAACTGCTAATTTTACTAATATTACTGCTCAAGATTTTACTGTTGAAGATGATTTTGATGTAGTTGATGACGTTACAGTAGGCGGTGATTTAACAGTTACAGGAACTGTTGAAGGTAAAGGAACTATTAGCGGTGTCACATTAACAGGAACAACAGCTAATTTTACAAGTGTAAATGGAGTAAATATAACTGGAAGCACAATGGTTTCTGGTGGAACTATCAAAATGAGTGGAGATACAGTAGCAACACAAAGTTACGCAGATGATAGCTCTATTGTTTTTGCAATTGCTCTAGGTTAACCCCGCATAAAATAGAACAAATACTGACAAGGTTTTATAAATAGATGGCTCGTTTTATCTCGGTATGTAGAGCCAGCGTTTCAAATAACTCTGGATCACCAACTGCAATTATCACTGGAGCAACAAACTCAAGTGGAGTTCCTGCTAGTACTTATGGAGTAATTCTTAGTATTTTAGCTTCCAATAAAAATGTTAATTCACAGAACGTAAGTGTTCAATTGATTAAAAATGGAGGAACAGGAAGTGAAGTTACAGCTTCTCTAATAACTTCTGGAATTGTTCCTAGTCAATCTTCTTTAGAATTTATGACTGGTAACAAAATGATTGTTGAACCAGGAGATTGGATTAAAGCCCATGCAAGTGCTGCAAGTGCAATAGATATAACTGTTTCTTACATGCTTAACCCACAAGATGCTTCTATCTAATCATGCCATATATAGGTAACGTCACTACTGATTTCAATGTTAATACTGAAAATATTGATAACCAATCAGTTACTGCAATAAAACTAAGTCCTGCTTCTGTTGGAAGTAACGGACAAGTTTTAGGTGTAAATGGAAGTGGAGCTTTGCAATGGGTTACTGACTCATCAACTCCTGGAGCTGGAACAATAACAGCTGCAATGATTTCTTCTGGTCTTCAATTAGGAACGATTGATGCCCAAAATAATACCTTATTAGGAAATACTGCAGGTGATAGTTTCAGTGGAACAGATGCTATTAATAATACTTTGATTGGTTATGCAGCAGGAACAGCTATAACTACAGCAGATTCTACTGTTGCTATAGGTTCTACTGCATGTCAATCTCTAACAACTGGCAACTATAACGTAGCTATAGGCCAAAACGCTTTAAGAGACACGACTACAGGTCAGAACAACACTGCTGTAGGAATCAATGCAGCCTTAGATATAAATGGAAACAATAATATAGCTATCGGTGCTAATACACTTAGAGGAACTGATGCAACTGGAAGTAATAATGTTGCTGTTGGTACTCAAGCTTTAAATGAAAACACATCTGCTTCTGCTAATACTGCTGTTGGTAATCAAGCTTTAACAGAAAATACTACTGGTGGCCCAAATGAAGCTTTCGGTGCTAGTGCCTTAGCTGCAAATACAACAGGAGGAGGAAATGTAGGATTAGGTTATCTATCATTAACAGCTAATACAACAGCAAGTTTTAATAATGCTGTTGGTTATTATTCTTTAGCTGCAAATACAACTGGAACTAGAAATGTTGCTATTGGTAGTTATGCATTAGAAACTAATACAACAGGAAATGATAATCTTGCTATAGGTTATGAAGCTTTAGAACTAAACACAACTGGACTGCAAAATATTGCTGTTGGTAATTATGCTTTAGATGCCAATACAACTGGTGGATATAATACAGCACTAGGAATACATGCACTTGGTGCCAATACAGAAGGACAATCAAATGTAAGTCTTGGTTGGAAAAGTTTAGAACTTAATACAACAGGAGATAATAATGTCGCAGTAGGAAGAGATGCTTTAGGAGAAAATACTACAGCAGATGATAACACTGCTATTGGACATAATTCTTTAAATTTAAACACAACAGGAGCAAAGAATACAGCTGTAGGTAAAAATTCTTTAGATGCAAACACAACAGCTAATAATAATAGTGCTCTTGGATATGCAGCATTAGGAGCAAACACAACTGGAGCTGGTAGTACTGCTGTAGGTACAAATGCTTTAGATTCAAATACAACAGGTACTTATAATACTGGTATCGGTTATTATGCAGGAGAAGGAATAACAACAGGTAGCAATAACGTAACTATAGGACGTTTAGCAGGTGGTGGTATTGAAACTGCAAGCGGGTGTATTGCTATTGGTTATAACGCTATATCTTCTAACTCAGGCAATAATGGATCAGGTAATGAGAATATTGCT